TCCTGGGAACCTTCAGTAACGTCTGTGTTCTCCACTAGTTCTGACCACTCTATTGATTTAGGGAAGTTCTCAATTAGATTGTTATACTCCTCTTCAGTAATTTCCTGATAAGGTGCTTGCTTATATGTATGATCTGAGTATGGTAAGAAAGATACTCCAATAATATCGTCAAAGTTCTCATACACCCACGCACCCACCTTCATCCACTCATCCTCTCGAACATAAACAGTGATAGATGGGTTATGTTCGCACCAGTAATTCTTATAAATCAAATACAATTCCAATTGGTCTAACGCTGTCAACTGTGTTCGCATCACAGCGCCTTCCGGTGCTTTGGTTGGGAAGCTAAACACCAGTGTTGCCTCTGGCTTAGTTACATCCGGTTCACAAGGAAAGCCTTTTTGCTGCATAAATATAGCCAATGGGTCGCGTTTATCAGCCCGAACAGTGCGTGTATAGTAAGGGCTATAACTAGGGTGAATACCGCTACTAGTCCCCACCAACTGAGACACAGTGCCGCTTGGCTTAACACAAGTGATAGCCGCACTAACGGGAATACCCAATCTTTCAGCCCACTTCTTATTAGTATCAATAGCATGTTGCTTTAACTCCTCTAACAAGGCAGGTGCTTGGAACATATCCCACAAAAGAGGGTTATCCATAATCCCTGTAAGACTAACACCTAAGAGTCGCTCTTCTTCAGCGTTGCGTTTCCAGACTGATCTAAGATACCGGAAGTCAGTGAGAGTGCTTTGAATAGTTCCAATGATTGTAGCGAGTTCAACCTTTCGCTTAATGGTTTCAAGATTATCACTAGGTCTAACCACAACCTCAGAAAGGTTACAGAATCCATTTGGTCGTAAGATAATTTCTCCGCAAGGGTTCGTTCCATAGCTGAACGAAATATCTGATCTGCCAGATTTAAGACGTTGCCGAGTTGCTGCATTCCTATTGAAAAGTCCTCTTTCTCCAGACTTACTTGCATATAAACTCTCCCATTCCCTCATAAAGATGCCCATATCAGGCTTTTCAGTGTACGCTACAGAATTGTTAGCAAGTGCTCGTTGAACGTTGTCAACCCACCACTGACCAGTTTTAGCATTACGGAGGCGCTCATCAGTAAGGTTGCTAAGAGATATAAGGGCACTCCTACGAACCCCACCAACAACAACCACATCAGCAATCTTGCAGACAATATCGTGGACTTCAAGGCTATTGAACTTTCGCCCGATAGCTTTCTTAAATGCCGCGATAGTAAACGTAAAAAGATCAAGTAACGGTTCCGGGCCACTGGCTCTACCTCCGAATGTTTTTAATCTAGACCCCGCAGGTCGCACTTTACTGACATCAATCTCAGGTACTTTTCCAGCATATAAAAGACTAATCAGCTCCCGATAAGCAGAGGCCCACCCCACCTTGCTGTCCCCCACTTTGATAGTAGTATCTGTTTGGTGCATCTCTTCTGCCACGACTGGCAGCTTATTAATATCTTCCCTCTCAACAGAGAATCCCACACCTGTTCCACATAACAATACATACATCAATTCATCAAAGGCGCGTATGTGATCAATAGGCAGAAAAGAACAATTATAACCTGCCACATTATCACGCTCTAGCGCATCTCCTGCTGTCATTAACGCTCTCATTGAAGGAACTACTTCAAGATTAAGAATAGCATCTCGTATCTTGAAGGTTTCTTTTTCTGTCATTACATATCCAGACTTCTTTGACTGCTTGTACATAAACGCTGCATAACGTTCTACTGTTTCATCCCAATTCTCTCTCCGTCCTAGACTATCTACAAAACGGGCATATCGGGATTTAGCGATAAACGAACTATATAAATTCATCAGTGTCCTTAGTGTTTAATTTGTTCTCTGTATTTTTCTGCATACATGGCCTTAGCCTGCTTATAGGATAGAATTGCTATATAATCACAAAAAGCATCAGCCTCAGCCGCTATTGGTAAACCTGTTGCTGAAATAAACCCGCCCATTGCCGATGTTGCGTAAAAGTCCAATAACCCCGGTATTTCATCTTTTACCGTGCTATCTGTTTCAAACAGTACAGATGGTGGTAGTTTCTTATTAGTAGCCATCGTCGGTATCTTCCCAGGTGAGTGTTTGTTGTAATTGATCGAACTTCTCTTCTATAATATCTTGAAACCTGTCAACAATCATTTCAGAAGTTATTCCAAGCTCTTCTAGTAGCTCTGTCTCCTCCTTTTGTTTTAACCGGTCAGACATATCAGGCATTGTGAGTGTCATCATCGGGCACCTTAATAGTGAAACTCTCTAGTAGCTCTATCTGTCCTTTATCTAGGCCAACCGCTTGGTAGTAACTATGGCGATAATGTTCAAGGCGTAGAATAAGAAACTTATGATACTCATCCAGCGCCCACCCTTCAAATCCCTTTGGAACCATTTTTTATATTCCTTTCAAATAAAACTGCCATAGCCATGTAGTTTAATGCCCCCAACATCTCCCTCTCCCACCACTCCGAAGATACCGTAGTCTCCTTTTGGTTTAAATGCCAGTAGTTCATAGCCTCTTCTAGTTTCTTTTGTGCCTGCCCTGTTAGGAAACCTATCCCATGAGCCTTAGCTAACCGCACCCATTTCTGCTCATAGAAGTCCTGACCCATGCCGTGCCTCTCTTGGCCTTTACCTTCAGCAGCCTGCCCCACCGCATCCTCGAATACTTCATTAAGTGGATGTGTCATGCTATTCCCTTTAGATGTACTTCGTGGTCTTCTTTCTTGGTTCCCTGACTCCACGAACCGCAGTCCTGGCATTGAAAACGTTGATATGTTAGTGTTAATGTTTTTGATACACCTCGACGCTGTACATACTGAGAACCACACTTAGGACACACCGCGCCATCCTCATACAGATTATGATTTGGATGGTTCTTAATCCAAGGCATTACCTTATTATACACTTTTTCAAGCAAAACAACATCCTGCTTATTGTATTCTTCCATTTTTTTCCAAGCATCTTTTTCACCCGCCATGCACTTAACCCATAGTTCGTGGCCTTCGTGTGCTGTCTTAGAACCTAACCCAAGGCGTTGAGCCACATAATCAAGTTTATTGCTAGGAAAACGAAAACTCCCACGCATGGTTCTGAGCAAGTCCACCTGTTTATATGGTGAAGGAGGGGCGAATCCATATAAGAGAAATTCTTTATTGAGCGTAGGGATATCAAATTTAGTTCCATTGTAATGTACCACCGCATCAGCTTCGTCAAGTAGTTTATGAATTTTACTAAGCATTATCTCTGGTGTAGACTTCTGCACAGAAGCATAATATATCTTGGTATCCCCTGCCCACTTAGCAGACCAACATAAGGTATATGAAGACTCCATGATCTGCTTGGTGCTTACGTTCTGCTGCCACAGACCCCAAACATGGGCTACGTTAGGGCTTGTTTCAATGTCTACCAATAAGATTTTCATTTAGTTACCCCGGCATTTCCATCTTGTGGAGTTGCTGGAGACCATTTCTTAAAAAATTCTATCGTGTCCCGTAGTAAATAGTTAAATCCTGCGTTAATTAGTGCCTCCTTTTCTTGCAGTGTGACATCTATCTCGAATGTTGCTGAACCATCCTCATTTTCTACTAATTCAGTTATTTCCATTGGCTTTCCTCACTAGTTCCATAAAATGCTCAAGGCTAACAATAGCTAAAGGCTTTGCATTGTTCTGTTTTACCACTAATAAAGGTTCCATATCATCTGGCATGGTGTGCTGATTATAATACTTATAGATAGCGATGGCCGATAAGTTTTTGCACTCTGTCCCATATGGAAAGACTTTCTTTGCTGCCGTGCTTAGTTGTACATCCAGGCCGTTGGCTCCCATGCTCGTGCTCCGAACATCGTCCAGTGTCAGTGTAGGAAACTTCTCTATTATTAGGTCTCGTACCTTCTGTTGTAGTATCCGTCCTTTCTGTTTTGCACTGCTCGTCTTCATTTATCCACCCTATAGGTTCATGTTCAATCTGAGTATCTGGGTTTCTTGCGTCTTTAAAAACATTCCACAACTTCTCTCTCTTGGCAAACTCTGTGAATAACCCTGTCTCCCTGCCATAAGCATCTATCTCCCACGGTTGCTTATAATAGTCTACCGCATCACTATCATAGTCCCGTCCCATCCACTTAGTCATTTCTTCGTCTAATTCTTCATATACATATTGTTTTACATGTACAAACTCATGCGCTAAGGTCTTCAGTATTGTTGTCCCTGAAGCGTAAGGATGTATCTCAATCATTAATTCCCGTGGTTTTCCCTTACTATTCCGTCCTTCTATTTCCGTGGTTGCATAGACATCCAAGTGCTTATTAAACTTTATAGTTACAACAACATGGCGCAGTAACTGCTTACTAATTAACTGTTCGCCATAATAGTGACAAGCACGTACAATATAATCATTAAACCTGTCATCTGGGTGTTGGCTGTGTAATAGAATAATCATTTATTCACCGGGCGGTTTCCAGACTTCACCAGCAGTTCTTCGTAGGTAACACAGTGTGGCTGTCTCTCTAAGTCTGTCTTTGTTACCGTAAGCTTTACAGCAAGCAGCGTACATATCGGCTTCACTTTTACATCCGCTAAGGAGTTTTCCGGCTTTAACTGGCCCAACCCCCCTAATACCTTGGATATTATCAACTCTATCTCCCGTTAATATTTGAATATAAAAGTTAAGCAAAGCTTCTTCCGGTGTTACTTCCTTCATAGACTTCTTTACAAAATTCCAATGCTTTCCCGGTAATTGAAAGAAGTCTTTATCTATGCTGGCAATAATGGTTTCATTGTTCTGTGCTGTGTGCTCAATAGCAATGTCATCATCAGCCTCTTGGTTGTCTGATACGGTAAAGCCCCACGCACTGATTAGGTATTCCCGTATAATCCCTAAGTGCTTTGGCTTAGGGGCAGTTCTATTGCCCTTGTATGGGGCAGTTATAGCTACCTCATTTCTGAAGTTACTATGCCCTGTAAGATATCCTTGATATGTTTCAGCTTCAATATCTTCCCAGAGCATAGTCTCCAAAAACTTAGCTGTCCTAGCGATAGCAATCTTCTCAGATTCCTTCTCCGCACCAAACCCTAAGCGATATGAAATAATATCGCCATCAACTAAGACATGAGGCACTATAGAGCCTCTTCTTCTTCACTTTCTGGGTTATATTCAACCAAGTCAGTGATAGTCAGCTTCTTCAACGAAGGGCTAACGCCACTCTTTCCCTTAAACGTCCAGTCATAGGTAGACACAATCGCCTTAGCCTTGCTGCCGTTGGCTATGCGAAAGTCTTTAGCAATCTCCTCGCCTTCTTTGTTAAAGGCAGTAATTGCATAATTACTCTTGCAAGTGATGTAATTACCCTCATCTGGTCGATTCTCAGCATTACTCAGTACGTTAATACCTAGCTCTTTCAAAGCATCTACAGCCTTTGATGACAAGTTAGAGAGGTTTACTGTATATTGCTCTTTATCTGAAACCGGGTTAGGTACTTGCAAGCAAGCCCAATACACATCTGCTAATACTGAAACACTTTTACCTGCGCTCATAATAACTCCTTAGTTAATTTAGTTACAATTTAGTGTACTTCTGCCCAGGTTTGCCCTACTTTATACTCAGCCCCCACTGGGCACCTGAAGTTGAGTATTTTTCCTGCCTCTGCTGCTGAATGTACAACGATTTTACCTACCTGTTCACCGAAGTTAGCAGAAGTTTCTATCTGCACCTCATCATGTACCCACGCTACTATCTTACATGGTATCTTAGCCGCTGTCAAGTTCTTTTTAATCTGTATAAGCCAGACTTTACTGATAATAGCCCCTGCGGACTGTAATAGCGTATTCAGGGACGAATGAGCAGACCTAATTTGTAATCTGTAGCCACCTAGTCCCTGTATACTACCTTTACCTGCCGCTGCCTCAACTTTAGATCGTAACGAAGCGAATGACGGCACAGCCTTAAAGAAATTACTAAGAATCTGTTGTCCTTCCTTCGCAGAACCACCTACAATTGACCCAATCTTAGATGGAGATGCCCCATAGAGAGTGGCATAAAGCACCGTCTTTGCAATATCTCTGGAAGCAACCCCAAAAGCTTCTTGATTTCGGGTATGAACGTCCCCATTAACAACCTCATTTATGTAATCCACGTCGTTAAGATAATGAGCAAAACAGCGTAGTTCAATACCGCTAAGATCCACCCCAACCAGAACATTTCCGGAACCCACCGTCCAACAATTACGAAACTCACGCCCATATGGCGCTCTGGTAGCCGGAACCTGAGCCATATTAGGACTATGGTGAGTTGCCCTGCCAGTAACAGCCCCAAAAGTAATAACACGACCATGTACCCTCCCATCTGATTGACAATATTCGAGCCAAGAATCCAACTGTGCTGCCCTCTTTTGAAGCATTAAATACCGTGCAATAGTCTTGGCCTCCGGTATATCCATATTTTCTAGCGTTGTTTCGTCTACAATTGTATGCCCTTTCTCGGTATGCTTCTCCGGCTTCCACCCACGCTCCATAAGGCGTTTAGCTATCTGTTGACGGCTACCTACATTGAACACCTCTACATCGTCTTTAAGAGGCCTTCCCGTCCTTTCTGAGACCCTTTTAGTAACTATGGGTGGAAAGGTGTCTTGTAAGGATGCTTCAATGTTCGCCATCTCTGTCCGAATATCTGCTAATAATGTCATGGAATAGGGAATATCCAGTTTAAACCCAGTACGCTCCTGTTCTGATATAATAGCCTGCACCCGGTGTTCAATTTCTACTGCCTGTTCATGTATCGTGAACGCCTCCAATTCCTGAACAAGGGAATCATACACTTTAGCGGTTACTTTTACGTCCTGTATACAGTAATCAATCATCTCCTGGCAAAGACCCCCGTCATAGTCCTTAAAATCTCCCTTTGGAAAGTTAAGGATTTTACCCCAGTTTGCTAGACTATGTCCTCCTTCACGGCCCGCCCTGCACAACCTGGATAACACTAAGGTATCCTTACATTGTCGCAAGACGATATTGGTTCCCCATAGCTTGTTTAAGAGATGACAATCAAAACCAATAATGTTATGGCCAATAATAATGTCGCAAGAATTAAGGTAGTCATTTAACTCCTCCTTGTCCTTCTCTAACCATGTAAGAACCTCTCCTGTATCCTTGTTCATAGTAACGCAGCACCAGATAGTGTCCCACTTGGTGTTAGTCTCTATATCTAATATAATAGTTGTCATTTAATAATAAAATGCAAGTGTTTTTAACCGATTTCTGTGGATATTGTAGGGTTTTTGTAAGCAGTTGTTACCTCCGTCCATCCAGCGAAATACATATTTTCTGTGCCGTTGCTACATTTACCATACATACCATCCATGTGGTGGAATTTATATACACGATCTAGGCTACCTTCTAAAGCATCTGGTGGAATCTGTGGGTTTTCTAGTAGTTTAAAGTAAGAACCATTTGGTAGTTCATAAAGTTTAGTCATACTTATCTCCTTTAAATTTACAGCGAAGAATCCGTAATCTCATTCATTCGTCCTGTGTCCTTATTATACAGCAAAGCAGAACAATTAGGGCTAGTAAGTCCAGAAAATCTGTTCTTTAATATGGAAACACGGGTAGTGTTGCGTTCTATGGCCTCCTCATGCTGCCCATTACGCACTAATCCTATCACAATATCACTCAATTGTCCAATACTACCTGACCCACGAAGCTGAGACAATGTTGTAGCAGCACCCTCCTCATGCCCTTTACTCTCCGGGCGCTTAAGATGGGATACAGCAATAAGACAAATTCCAGTTTCTTGGACCAGCATCCGTAGCTTTGTCATAAGTTCGTCTATTGATTTTCTCTCATCACCGTTAGATTGTGCCGAAATTACCATACTAATATGATCTAGAAAGACATATTTACAGTCTGCCGCTTTAGCAAAGTACCGTATTCTGTTGATAACATTATCAATATCAGTAGACCCAAAATTGTCCCAGAAAAATAGCCTGTCAGTGCCCATAGTAGATTCAAAGGCACGTCGTAGTTCCTCCTCTGAGGCATACGTATCCGGTAAGTGTAGTGGGCGATTAAGGGATAAAGACATTATAGACTTAGCAGTACGGGGCACTGATTCTTCCATAAACATTAGGCCGATGTTCTCCTGTGTGGTTTGGATTAAATGCCACAGAATCTCCCGGAGGAATTGAGACTTGCCTAAACCGCTGCCAGCACACACAGTAACCAACTCTCCACCGCGCAGCCCATAGGTCAGGTCGTTAACACCCTGCCACGGGTAGAGTGCCATAGCCTTTTCAACTGGTTTATTGACAGCCTCCCACAAAGTAGACCCTGCTATGATTCCATCAGGAACCCACTGCTCTGCCGCCCACCACTGCTTAACATATTCTCCACCTTTCCCTGCTTTCAGGTAATCACAGGCATCCTTGAAACCCTGTACGTGCTTCAGTATCTTGCACTTGCTGCCTAGCACCTCTGCCACCTGATTTGCAGCAATAATACCTGGTTCGTCGTTATCAAAGCTAATAACAATAGACTCAAAAGACTGTAACCATTCGTAAGACTGTTTAATATCCTTTAAGGCAGACTGAGCACCGTTACGGATAGACACGTTGGGATACTTGCTGCCTGCCATCTGATAGCCCGCAAGGGCATCTAGTTCGCCCTCGTGTATGGTTACAGTGCGTCCTCCTTTTGCAAAGTAAGACTGGCCAAACAATACCGCCTGCTTCCAGTCCCCTGATACAGCAAACTGCTTCGTAGACACTGTACGGGTCTTAGAGGCCACGATTTCGCCTGATTCGTTGGTGTACGGATAGTGTTGTTTATCACCGTCCGCGGTCACCCCGTAAGACATACAGGTATCCTTGGTTATCCCTCGCTCTGAAATAGCTTTATAATCTCCTTTTGTCTCTATCTTCTTAGCTTCTTGCCATGGTATATCATTAGGCATATCGTCTAAACTACCTCGTATGTGATTATGGCATATATGACAGTATTCGTGACCATCGTCATATAGACTATTGCCATCACTGCTACCGCATTTCTTACATGGAATATGTTTTATAAATTTACTTTCATTCAATATAGTCATTGACAAACTCCTAAAAATATGATACCCTAAGAACTACTTAGTTAACTACATTGCTTCTATATTGTTAAATACATTAATAGATATTTATATTTATATATCTATATTGTTACTATGTAGTCTATTTAGACCTCGTTTTGTTCATTTTCAATATGAATATCTATGTCTTCGGTTTCCTGGATATCTGTTGTACTCATTAAGTCCATACGTTCTCTGTAGACTAAGTCTTCCCGAACAGTCTTAAAACAACGGTTGCATAGGTCATAAAACTCCATTGTCACGATGGAACGTCTAGTAGCCTCAAAATCAGTTAGGGCGCAATTACACGATAAACAACGCATCTTAGCTACCTCCCACGCTTGACCATGTAGATAGTGCCTTGTGGGGCACTGTGGTGGGTTTAAATGGCATTTTAATCATCTTCTTCTCCTGTATCTACTAGATATTCTGGAAACTGCAAGGAATCGTCCCAAGGAATATCATCGTCTGTGTCATAGGGTATACGTTCTTCCATTATTTAGACTCAAACTCAGGTTTATATGGCTTTCGTGCTTCTCTAATTAGTTTTCGCAGAATGGGGAGGTTTAACTTGATATGTTCATCGCCTAATACATTTTCCCAACCCGCTCGTTTACAAATATCAATGATTTCGTCATCGTAGATTCCGGACTTCGCCATTTCTTCATATGCAAAGTCATATCCATGGTCAAAACTAACATTATATTGTTCTTCTTCAGATTCTTTAGAAAAGTCATTTTCATTCATTTAATTTTCCTCCGTTCTGGCAATATATCCCTTCTTAAACCAATAAAAACGGTCATATTCTGTATCTGATAGCGGGGTTATACTATCTAGTACGTCAATGCCGGTTAAAGATTTAAAGGCATCCTCAACCTCGAAAGACACTGGCAATATCCCAGATAATTTATTTTTCATTTGATGGTGTTTCATATGGTGTTTTCCTTTATTCTATCATTTATAATCTTTAAATCTAATTGTACCTTATCAATCCCATACAAATCAACATAATACTGGTATGTTCTAAGACAGAAATGATAATCAGCCTCAGCGAAAGCTAAACTAATATCTTCTTCGCTGATTGGGGCAAACAGTTCAGTAATCATATACTTCACCTGCGTCTAGTTCTGCCTCATTAGTCCAGTATTTAATTAGTAAGTCTTGAAGATGTGTGCCCAAGGCCCCCCCGTTCTTCATTAATGCTAACTGTTCCAATTGTTTATAGTCTATTTCTGCATTGATAAAGAATAGCTCTATATTTTTAGCACTAAAAGGAAAGCACTTTTCACCGGGCAGCAGCAAAGATAACGCCATCGACTTTATTGCGCTTTGTCTTTTTTCGGCCCTAATCTCGCTGTTTTCGTATTTGCGTAGTTCGTATGATTCAAAATCAAAGTAGTGCATCATTTTAATTACTCCTATAATGGTTTATTTAACTTGCCACGGCGCTTTGCCTTCACACATCGCAATAAACATTTCTTTCTGAGCAGCCCTTGCAGCAGCCAACGAAGCAGCCCATGCAGCATCCCACCGCGCAGCGGCCCACTTGATCGTAGAGCCAGCTTTTCTTTTCGGCCCACTGGATAAAATCAGATATTTCATGACGCGATGGATCGGCTCGGTGCGTTCGGGTAAAACGTCAAAGCCATAAAGATTGACTCCTGCGCTTGGCGGTTCGGCCTTGCTGACCGGATGTGGTCTACGCAGCAATCCAGACAAAAAGCGTTGAACCTTGCTGACAAGTGATTGGCTTTGCGTGCTTGGCATGATGGGCATCCTTTAGGCAACATCGGCAAACAAATCACCGTTTATCCGTTTAGCATCCGCACAATTCTTAACCGCTAGATCAAAATAAGAGCGTTTTAACTCGCTCCCAATTCCTTTTCGCCCCATCTTCACAGCACAATAAACTTCTGTGCCTATTCCGAGGAAAGGAGTGAATACTGTATCGCCTGGAGCAGTCCAAAGATGCAAAGCACGTTCTACAATTTCAAGCTGTAATGGAGCGATATGCTTCACATCATCATCATCACGGCCTTCCCGATAATTCAAGGTATTAGACTGGTCAATATCCATCCACACGGGACTGGCATATTGTTGCCAAAGTTGAACAGGGAAAATGTTTACTACATCGCCATCGTTTTCTTCTCGCTCGGCTTCATCGCGATAATGAACAACGGGCTTATCGTTCTCACCGGGTTTACGCATGGTCACCAAATAGTCAGCGATTCCTTGGCGGCTCATAGCAGAATCTTTGCGGATGGTTTTGTGCAACAAGCCAAGGGCTTTTGTACGCTGCATCGCTACCACTGGATTTTTCCAGATGCAGACTTCGCTGTGATAAATCCATCCTGATTCTTCAAATAATTTGATTAAATGACCGCGAAAGTCCCTGATTCCAATATAGCCGTCATTAGTTTTAGAGGTAGGCAGGTTCATACAGTGAAATGATAGAAGCCTGCCGGGACGAGTGATTCTCAACATCTCATCAACCAAGAATTTGAAGTGTTGATAAAACTGTTCGCGAGTTGAATTTCCCATGTCGCGCAAATGATTTGAAAATACGTACATGCTCTCAAAAGGTGGCGAGAATATCGTGTAGTCAATGGTTCCGGTTTCAATCTCTTTCGCCAAATCAACACAATCCGCAAGATGAATTTCATAATCATCTGTTTTAACCACAGCGCGTACATATTCTGATTTTTCCTGAATCATGCCAAATATCTCCTTTTGCATAGCGGATCTCATATGTTTCACCATCTCGGCGCCCATTGTATTGTTTTGATCTTCTTTACGTTTGATGTTTGAAACTACAGCACCCTCTGATTCGGCACTGACTACATGTACATTCACAATCTTAGTTTGCCCGAATCGGTAAAATCTTCGGATGGCTTGATAGTATTGTCTCCAACTATCAGATAAGCCAACGAAAGCCGTATTATGGCAACATTGAAGATTAAGACCGGCTCCTAGAATCTTTGGTTTACTAACCACCACGCGAATAGAGCCATCTAAGAATCCGTTAATGGTTTGCTCTTTATGTTCGATTGAATCTGACCCAGACACATCAATTGCACCAGGAATTGATTGACAAAGCAATTCTGCCTCGGTATTGAGATGGCACCAGATTACCCATTGCTCGTCACTGGCGTTTACAACCTCTGCACATTTTGCAACACGATCATCCACCGAATCCCTGCGGGCTTGGTTACGGCCTAACAGACCCGCAGCAATATCAGGAAACAGGCTATCGGTAGCTTTTGATTCCACCACATGCCCAATCATGTTTAACGGAGGGAGAATATACTCATCACCATCGAATCCAATATCTGCAGGACTACGGATACAGACTGACCATGTAGCCATCCATTCCCAGAATTTAACTTTGCCATGACCTTTTAAAACCCATTTTTGAGTATCCGAACCATCGTTTACAAAATACATGGCCAGCATTTCAGACATGCTCATGATTCCCAAAAACTCTGCCTGATTACCGATCTCCATAAAATCATTCGGTGATGGTGTGGCAGTACAACAAAGCCTATATGGAACCACTGAACAAGCATCAATCATGTAATTCCGTGTTTTACCATCACGGTTTGAGATAATGTCCGATTCATCCAACACAACACCGACGAACAATGATAGATCAAATCTATCCATCATTTCATAATTGGTGATGTTAACGCCCGGTTTAACTTGATCTTGACTGCGGCAATAATTTAAAGATATTCCGAACCGTTCTCCTTCCCTTACGGTTTGAAGGGCTACGCAAAGTGGTGCGAAGATAATCACATTTTGGTTAGTATGATTTGAAACTTCGTCCGCCCAGACTAATTGTTGAATCGTTTTACCTAATCCAGTATCTTCAAACAGAGCGGCTCGTCCACGTTTCAATGCCCACTTAACTACTGCGCGCTGAAAAGGTTTGAGTGATTCATTCAATGAATCAGGATCAATGTCAAACCCACAAATCAATGGCTTGATTTTTTTGGCTTCAATAAACTCTTGATAGGCGTTAGTTTGCATATTGATTTTCCTTTCGAGTTCCAAAGTCCACGCTATCTGCTTTTATCTTTCCTGGGTGTTTTAATAGCTTCACCCATCCTGGTTCGCAAGGACCATGTATCCTTATTTCGTTTAGTGTTGTATACATCATTTTAATTACTCCTCATCAAGGTGTGCGATCATGTTATCAATCCATAACAATCTGCTTTTTTTGCTGTCGAAATTAAGCAATTCTTCTTCACATGCGTCGTATAGGCCGGGTATTGAGGGACAAAGGCCCTTACTTGATAAATACCAATCTTCTAGTGTAGCCCAGCTACCCAGCATACTTTTAATCCAGTCTTTTAAGTCGTGAACAAGGCAGTTACTCTCTGCCCCTTTGGCCTTATCAATGGAGTGACATATAAAATATTCCTGACCACTGGCAATGTATTCTCTAGTCTTTCTTAAAAGTATTACACATTCTTTAGCATGGGTTCGCATCACGATCTCCTAAAATTGTGGTGTTCAATAGTGAATTTGCCTGATCTTGTTCTTTTTTAGGTAACCACCCGTATTTTCGCCATAAATTATCAACCGGGACAAACCCATTGTAAGGTACACCACCTAGTAAAGTCAAGTGCCTGGGTGGGTTAGCCGGGTCAATGTTGTTAATCTTTTTCATGTTGTATACACCGTAATTGTTTGAAAAGAAGGTCATTATATTCTTCCAGTTCACTGGGTACGCTATAATACTCCAATACTTTAGAGATTGCGGCAGCATAGCATACTGTGTCGTAAAAGTTTAAACGGCCACCAGTATCCACAACATCTACCAACATATGAGTTAATGTTTCCTGAAGATATTTTACGACTATTTCACAAACTTGATCGTCCTCTCCCTCAATATCCACATTAATTACTTGATTAATAATCATTTTATTTGCTCCTATTAAAAAGGTGTGTTCGGGATTGACAGGGCTAACTCAATACCTAAGGCAACCGCTAAAAGTATTGCTATTAGATAGTCTCTTACAGTGTTATTGCTCATTTCCTTACTCCTTAATGGTTTATTAAACTCGAACAGGCATAACAACACATTTATACCCATTGCCTTGTACTAGCAGAGATTGATTATTATTACCAAAAAAGAATTGTGAATCGGTTCCGGTACATTCCAGGATGTTGCGTAGATAGTCTACGTTAAATGCGATATTAACAGGGGCGCTAGACCCGAGCGGGAATGAAAACTGGTTTGTTGCTGGCCCAACCACAAGATTTTCGCCCTCAAATAGTGCAGTAACAAACTTAGACCCTCTTTTCAATTCCTTTAATACTACCTTTATGCCAGCAATGGAATCTAGAATTTTTGGGAATACCGTGGGTTCTTTGTAATCAGGCAACACGCTACGGTACTTTGGGAAAGTACCATCTACTGCTTGCATGAGCGCAGTAAGGCCATTGGATGTGACTACCTTTATCCATTGTGGATAAAAGTATATAGAAGCTCCCCTACTACTTGTAATTATGCCGATTAAATCACTGGGCATTATAACGCTTTCTGCCTTATCTATTGGGCTAAGGCATTGCTTAACGTGCAGCCGATGTCCATCAGTGGCAACCAGCGTGCCTGTGGATAACTCAAAAAACACACCGTTGAGAAAGTATCGGACATCTTTAACACCGCTTGCAAGAGAGACATTCTTTAAAGATTGTACGCCCTCCTCATCTACTGTAATGCTGTGTGGTGTAGTAAAACCACCATCATATAGACATAATGGATAATCATCTATATTTTCATTAGTAATTGGGACAGGCATTACTATTTCCGACGTATTAAGGGACTGCGTAGTATATAGCCCTTCCGGAAGATCGCATGGCGTGGACAACCACAGATCCATGTCAGAAGATAACATTACACCATCGCGAACGTATACATTGTTAAGAATTGGCAACTCTTTACGTGTGCTTGCAAGTTTAATTACTGCTTTCTGCGCTTTAGTCATTTTCATGTCATGTTTTCCTTTGATTTAGAATTAATGGTTTAGTAATTTTAATCTTACACGCTTATCAGCTTTCCTGCTTTAAGTATTTTATCAGCAGCCCCAAATATCCTTTGGGCGGACTTTTCAGGAATGGTGGCACCTTGAAGCCAGCTTTGAATATAATCGCGGCTTTCTGCTTGCCCGGGTAATCCCAATAAGGTACATAGTAAATAAGCTACCCCTTCCGCTTCAGCTTCTTTTATACTCTTTGGGGTTTTGTCATTATCTGACATTAGGTTCTCTACCGTATGGCCTAAAACAACGTGGGCCAATTCGTGAAAGCGTGTTTTGTGTGGCAATACTGCTAAAGGATTAATCGCGATCATCTTGCTATCCGCATACCCTTGGCAATTGCCATCGATCAGATTAAATCTTCCTTCTGTTATTTCTAGAGCAAGAAGAGCTGCATTTTTATCCCACACCGGTATCGTTACTTCATTTTGATAATCTTCGCCTTCTGTTTGATCTAAAGAGAACCAGTTATTGCGCCAAACAAAGCGGTTAAACGTAAATTCTTCGTCGCCTTTTGTGGTGTGTTTGGTGCCTTTCATGCTAACAGGCATACAGAGTGCAAGGGCCTTTTCACCCTTTTTTACATTACGACCTTTTTCTTTCCAAGCCCTGAATGATGCAATGGGGGCGATTGGCAGTCCTTTTGATCCAAGCTGAAACGCCGCTGCAAGCTGATTACCTAAGCTGTACGAATGAAAGGCCGAATAGCCAGCGGATAATTTTCCGGGTTCAGTAATGGCTGATTGCAAGATCGTTACCCATGCTGTTTTGTCCGTATTAATATCGTATGTCATGATATTTTCCTTTTCGTTGGTTGTTGAGTTGATGACTAATCATACCATTATTGGAAATGCTGTAAATAGGTAAAACCGATTATTTTAGACTATCAAACAATGTGCTTGATATATGTCAAGAAAGGGAACAAGTAGTTATCCTCCTATGCAATGTTGGCACGGTTCATGCTATTCCTTATATATAGGTAAGATCGGTTCAGGGCCATGCGGGGAGGGTGGGCGGTTCAGTATTGGGGAGTAGCGGGTTGATGCAGAGTGACGTAAGTCCTTGATTAAATGCTATGGGCAATAACCTAGAGTTATCAATGACTTATACGTGATAGCTTTTAGTTATCAGGGCCTATGCTAACACAAGTGGACTACGCATAACCTATTGAATACTATACAGAACCTATACAGCACACACCCACTAGGTATACAATCAAGATACACCCTGTTGGGAAGTGTGTAGACAATGTATAGACAAACAACCGAGATAATCAGGACTGTATAGACAGCCAGTGCTGTATAGATGACCAGTACTGTGTTTATACCCAGGGCAGGGGCAAAAAACTGCCGAAGAATTGTTTTTAGACGCTACATTTAACGCTGCTGTAACTTTTGAGAATAGGGGTCTATGACTTTAACGCTGCTGTAACTTTTAAGAACAGGGGCCTATGATTTTAACGCTGCTGTAACTTTTGAGAATAGGGGTCTATACAGACTAATGAGTACTGAGGTGTACTCGTAGCCCTGAGCAGGCTACTGATCTGTTCTCTTTAGCCCTTTGGGGACTATATAGTACTACTTAGATTCGTCTTTAATCCTTCAAAGCTTCTAAATAGATAAAAACTTAAATAATAGTTATATTTAGTTTTTAATTACTGAAGATTACTGATGTTGTTACTTTGAATCTGCATCAAACTATACAGTACATATTGTAGCATACTTTTGTCTAAAAGTCAATAGTTATTTATGTCTACCCCTAAATATTGTTCTACCTGTTGTAAATTAACAACACTATTCATCTGTTTGTGTATTATTTGTCTATTACAGTAAATAAAGCTTGACTTTTAAATAAAAGTATGATACAATGTATTATAGTTAAATATATTAGGGAAGACTATGCCACGGCGTAGAAAGAAAAGAAGTTTAGAAACAGCAGGTAAGTGGTGGAGTGAATCCCAGAAGATAGAGGCTGTGACCACCTGGTTGGCCTTGGGTAATCTCGCACAATCCGCTGCAGTACTGGATATACCTATTGCTACCATTAAACGCTGGCGTTATAGCGATTGGTGGAAAAAGATCGAAGAAGATTTAAGGCAGGAAGAGAGCTTAGGATTAAATGCTCGCCTGAAGAAGGTTATCTCTAAAGCCTTAGATGTTACTGAAGATCGTTTAAGTAATGGTAATTATCAATTTAATCAAAAGACTGGTGAATTGGTACGGGTGCCTGTAAACATTAAGGATGCCTCCAGGGTTGCCAATGATATGATGAATCGTTCAGATATTATTGAAGAAAAGCCCATACAGCAACAGATTGAAAAGACAGTAGATGATCGCTTGGCTAAGTTGGCCGAAGACTTTAAGCGGTTTGCTACTGCCAAAGAAGTTAAGTCAGAACACTTAACTATTGATATGGTAAAGTAATTGGACTTATCTTCTGAAGTAGTTGAGGGCTTTGTTAATGCCTGCTTAATTAAGAACTTTGACCATGCCACAGCAACACCTGCTTTCCATAGGGAACTTTGG